TAAGTTTTTGCCTGGTCTTGGTTTTTATGGCCTTGGCTTAACACATATGATTGGCGGTCTAGCTCAAGCTTCTACCTCTATTTTACGTCAGCTTATTGACGCTGGCACATTAGCTAACTTGCCAGCAGGGTTTAAAGCGCGTGGCGCTCGTATTCGAAACGATGACGATCCATTGCAACCAGGAGAGTTTAGAGACATTGATGTAGTGGGCGGAGACTTACGCGGTTCTCTTATGCCACTGCCGTTTAAAGAGCCGTCAGGCACCCTTTACAATCTTTTAGGTACTTTGGTCGATGCCGGACGTAGATTTGCTTCTATGGCTGATTTAAAAATAGGTGAGATGGGTGGTGAAACACCTGTTGGCACAACAATGGCGATTATGGAGCGTGGTACAAAAGTTATGTCTGCAATTCATAAGAGATTGCATTATTCGCAAAAGATAGAATTTAAATTACTAGCTAAGATATTTGGTGAGGGCTTGCAGCCTTATCCTTACGCTCCGTCTATGGAGGTAGGCCCAGAAATTAAAGCACAAGACTTTGATCAACGTGTAGATGTTTTACCAGCCAGTGATCCTAATATATTCTCTATGTCGCAAAGAATTGCATTGGCTCAAAGTGAATTGCAGTTAGTACAGTCTAATCCAGAAATACATGGTGGACCACAAGGACTTTATCAAGCATACAGAAAAATGTATGAGGCTTTAGGTGTAACTAATATTGAGGCTATATTGCCGCCTCCACCGCCACCGCCTCCCCCTGTTAATGCTGCAAAAGAAAACCAAAACGCTCTTATGGGCCAACCATTGCAAGCTTTTCCAGAGCAAGACCATCAGGCACATATAGAAACACATTTAGCTGTTATGGCTACATCTGCGGTTCAAATGAACCCAAATGCTGTTATGGCTCTTCAAGGTCATATTCAAGAACACATTGGCCTTATGTCAGAAGCGCAAGCACAAGCACAGGTTATGCAGGGTATTCCACCTGAAGTGCAACAAGATCCACAGCAAATGGAAATGATGATGCAACAAATCAAACCACAAATTGATAAAATTGCAGCACAAATCATTGCAGAAACAACAGAACAGTTAGCGCAAGCTGTAACACCACCACCACAAGAAGATCCTCTTGTTGCAATTAGGCAACAGGAATTGCAAATTAAAGCTGCTGATTTACAACGTAAAGATAGTGAATTTGTAGCAAGGCAAGAAATGGAGAAAGAAAAAGAGCGTAATGATACTCTTATTGCTCAACAGCGTATTGATATTTCAGAAGATGCGTTGAAAGACAAAACTAGAATTGCAGAAGATCGCATTCAAACTCAAAGAGACATTGCTGAATTTAATGCTAGACAAAAGGGAATGAATTAATGGTTTCTTCTGTAAGACAAAAAATTATAGACCAAATAANANCAGCAAAAAGAGGTGTTCAAAGTGCCGTTGAAAAAGGGGTCGAGTCCGCAAACGATAGCATACAACGTGTCCAAGCTGATATCAGAGGGGTATCCTCAGAAGCAAGCAGTAGCGATAGCGTTGAGCCAAAAAAAGAAGTCAAAAAAACAAAACCAAAAGCTAAAGCGAAAAAAAGTGCAAAAAAAAGCGCTGGGCGGAGCGATAAAAAAGTTTAGTCCAATATCAAGAACCCAGAGGTTTAAAGGTATTTTATAATTTTGTGGTAATATTACTTGTATTTCCCTAAAGATCCTATATTTTATCTTCAGGAGGTACTATGGAAGCTATAAGTTTAGCAGATTATCTACTAAAAAGTATTCGTGAGCGCGATGGTAGATTAAAAAATAAGCTTGCGGACAATTCGATTAAATCATTTGAAGAATATCGGTACGTTGTAGGCGAAATACGCGGAATGGCCTACGTTGAAGACGAAATTAAAACCGCGATGAAAGGTATAGAGCTTGACGATGACTAACAAAAAATTATTCGTCCCAGAACACGTTGCAAGAGCAGCGGCAAAAGACAAAAAAGTTTCTTCAGAACTACCAAAGCCCTTAGAAACAGCATTTGGTAAGAAGAAGGAAGAAAATAAAAATGAAAGTGACCCCTCTAATTTAGAGCCATCTGCCCTGGAAAGACTTCCACAGCCTACTGGTTATAGGGTTTTGATTATTCCTTACTATCCCAGCGCAAAAACAAAAGGGGGCATTATTGTTCCTGACGCTATTAGGGAAAAGGAAAGTTTTGCAACAGTATCTGCTTATGTCGTTAAATTAGGACCTGATGCCTATAAAGACGCCCAAAAGTTCCCAAGTGGTTCGTGGTGTTCTGAAAAGTCATGGGTTCTTATAGGAAGATATAGTGGAAATAGGTTCAAAGTGGACGGACTTGAGGTTCGTATCATAAATGACGATAATATTATTGCAACAATACTTGACCCCACAGACATTTCATATGTATAAAGAACAGGAGAGCAGGAAAAATGGCTATGAATGAAGAAGTTCGTGAAGAAGAAATTAAAGAAGATGGTTCTTCTATTGTTGAAATAGAAGAAGAAACAACTTCAGATGAGGTTGAAGCATCTACTGAAGAAAAAGAAGAAACCCGAACAAATGTTCGTGAAGATTCTAAAACTTCAGATGGAGATGAAGAACTAGCGTCCTTTAGTGACAATGTTCAACGTCGAATAAACCAGCTAACGGCTAAACGTAAGCAAGCTTCAGAAGAAGCTCAAGCAGCCTATCAATACGCCCAACAAAAAGAATTAGAAAACCAAAAGTTAAAACAAAGGTTGGGAAATTTAGATAAAGGCTACATGAATGAGTACGAAGGTCGTGTTGTTTCTCAGGAAACTCAAGCAAAACGTGCTTATGCAGACGCGCATGAAGCTGGTGATGTTGAGAAAATGGCAGAAGCACAAGCTGCAATTTCTCAAATAGCAATAGAAAAAGAAAGATTAAGAATTCAAAAAGCGCGTGCTGCTACAAATCAACAAGCAGCGCAACAGCAACAACAAATGCAAGCGCAGCAGCCTCAACAAGTGCAACAGGCTCCAGTTAATCAAGCACAAGAAGATCCAAAACTTAAAGAATGGCTTTCTAATAATGAATGGTTTGGAAAAGATCGTGTTATGACTCGCGCTGCTCAAGCAATACATGAACAGTTAGTTTTAGAAGAAGCGTATGATCCGTCAAGTAAAGAATATTATTCTGAAATTGATAAAAGATTACGTATTGAAATACCAAATAAATTTACAAAGGATGATAAGAAGAGCGCTCAGGCTATCACTCCTTCGTCTGGTAACGGACGGTCTTTAAAAAGTGGGCGGAAAAAGTCGGTTGAATTAACACCGGGTCAAGTCGCATTTGCTAAGAAAATGAGGATTCCTCTTCATTTATATGCAAAAGAAGTGGCTGAATTAGAAAAGAGGAGAGACTAATGGCAGATAGGACAGCACGCGATACAACAACGCGGGAGAATACACAAAGATCTCAAACATGGCGTCCAGGATCAGCTTTAGACGCTCCAGAACCCCCAATTGGTTATAAACACCGTTGGATACGCGAATCCGTAATGGAATTCGACGATAAAACTAACGTTCATAAAAAACGGCAGGAAGGATGGGACCTTGTTCGCGCAGAGGAATACCCAGATTATGTAGGACCAATAGTAGATGAGGGAAGAAACGCTGGCATTATAGGTGTTGGTGGTCTTGTTCTCGCTCGTATCCCCGTCGAAATGGCAGAGCAGCGGAATAGGCACTATCAAGGTGTCTCTAAAAATCAAATGGAAGCAGTGGATCGTGATTGGATGCGTGAAAACAATCCAGCCATGCCTAAACTTGCTCCACAACGTAAATCCTCTGTAAGCTTCGGCTCAGTCCGAAATACAGCAAAGAACTCTGAAGGAGAGTAAAAATGGCAAATCAAGATGCTGCCTTCGGTTTACGTCCTGTTGGTCGAATAGGGGGAACCCCTTTTACTGGTGGACAAAACCGATACAGAATCGCCGCAAACTACGGTACATCTATCTTCCAAGGTGACATGGTAATGCAAGTCACTGGCGGTGGTGTAGAGATACACGCCGATGGCGGAACAGTACCTATTGTTGGTGTGTTCAACGGTTGCACTTACACAGATCCTACATCTGGTGAGGTAACATTTAGTAACTATTACCCTGCAAGCACTAATGCTTCTGATATCATTGCTTTTATCATTGATGACCCTATGGTTGTTTTTGAAATTCAAGCAGATGCGGCATTCCCAATTGCAGATTTGTTGGGTAATTTTGATGTCGTATATACAAGTGCTGGAAGTACCGTAACAGGTATATCTGGTGCTGAATTGAAAGTAACTGATGGAGGAACTGCAACTTCGCTTTCTCTAAAAGCTATTGATATTTCTCAAGATCCTGAGAATAGCGACGTGGCATCAGCAAATACGAATGTAAAAGTAGTCATTCAAAACCATATATTCGGCGTCAAAGGCGCTGGGTTAGCATAAGGAGATTGAGTTATGGCTATATCACGTTCACAACTCGTTAAAGAGCTAGAGCCGGGCCTCAATGCCTTGTTCGGAATGGAGTATGCTCGTTATGAAGGCGAACACGCTGAAATCTTTGATACAGAATCCTCGGATCGAGCTTTCGAAGAAGAAGTGATGTTAGTTGGATTTGGCAACGCTCCAACAAAAACTGAGGGAGCTGGGGTCGATTTTGATGACGCTAACGAAGCATACACTGCTCGTTATTCGCATGAAACCGTCGCTTTGGCTTTTGCATTAACTGAAGAAGCAATTGAAGACAATCTATATGATCGTCTTGGCGCACGCTATACAAAGGCTCTTGCCCGATCTATGGCTCACACTAAGCAGGTTAAAGCTGCTGCTGTGTTAAACAATGCGTTTAATTCAAGCTTTACTGGTGGAGATGGTGTAGAGCTTTGTTCTACAGCGCACCCACTTGGTATGGGTGGTACATTTGCAAACGAACCATCAACTGCAGCTGATCTTAACGAAACATCGTTAGAAAATGCTTTGATTGATATTTCAACTTTTGTAGATGAAAGAAATATGATTATTGCCCTTCGTGGAGCAAAAATGATAATTCCACCTCAGTTGCAATTCATTGCAGATCGTTTGTTGGAATCAACATTACGTGTTGGCACTTCAGACAATGACATCAACGCAGTAAAGAATATGGGAATGGTTTCAGAGGGTTACACAGTTAACCACTTCTTAACAGACCCTGATGCGTTCTTTATTAAAACAGACGCTCCAAATGGATTTAAACACTTTGAGCGTTCACCCATGCGTACAAACATGGAAGCTGACTTTGATACAGGTAACATGAGATTTAAAGCTCGTGAGCGTTACTCGTTTGGATTCAGTGATCCTCGTTGTGTATTTGGGTCACCAGGAGCTTAATTGCTTTTGTTAATTAATCAAAAAGGCGGCTTTATGTCGCCT